TGGCGGAAACTTCAGCCTCTCCCTCTTCCAGCGTTCCTTTTCGCCCTGCTCGCCACCGTACTGATTCAGCCAGGCTTGCGCTTCTGTGACTTTTTTACGGTTTCTTTCGTCTGCTCCGCCTTCCCTTCGGCAATCTCTGCTGCCGTTCCGAGGATCTGCCAGTAAAGCTCAGGGCGCTGTTTAAGCAACGCAACACCTTTCTCTGGCGTGTAGTCGATAGCAACTTCTTTCCCATCTACCGACTCGCCCACACCCTCCCAGTCCTTCAGCAGGTAGTGAGCACAGTTTTCGATAAGCAGATCGTCAACGGAGTCGATGTCACCTACAGATGACAGGTCAAAATCTTCCGTACCTACCTTGTAGGTGACGTCGAGCTTTTCAATATGGCGGCGTACAAGCGCGTTACGTGAGCGGTATTGATGATTGTCAACGCTGCCTACTTTCAGGCGCAGGCCTTCAACAGGCTCAATCCAGCGCTCGCTGTTCAGGTCGATACGGGGGGCGATAATAATCATTGAATCCTCTGCATGAAAAATCCCGACCCACCATGCAGCGCAGGCCGGGAAAACTGAAGTTAAGGAGCGGTAACGGTGATTGCGGTGGTGGCGGTATAAGTCCGCGCTTTCGCAGTGATGATTGCTGAACCTTCAGCCACGCGGTTAACCTGCGCAGTCTTCTGGCCGGTGGACGCTACCGTTGCCACTGCCGGATCTGATGACGACCATTGCACCGTGTCAGTAGCACCTGCAGGTGTCAGGTTGGCCGTCAACGTTACGGTAGAGCCTTCTGCGCCGGAAGATGTTGCCGGGGTGACTGAAATCGCCGTAGACGGCACGGTAACTGCCCGGGTGATGGTAGGCGGCACGTCAGCGCCGGTAATGTTCAGCTCAACCTGTACGATGTCGGTGTTGCCGCCATCAGGCCAGTCGCCATCGACCTGCACAGAAGGCAGATTGAACGTATAGCTGCCCTCGTCGTTTTCCAGCGTGAAGCTGAACGGCATTGTCTCGCCGGTCAGTGTTTTCTTCCAGGCGTTATAGGCTTCCTTCGACCACGAAAGCGTGATGCTGCCTGACGGGGTGAACGTGGTCGGGATATTTGCCCCGGCGAACTGGCTCCCTGTGCCGATACAGCGCTGGGTTTGCAGGTTGTTATCAAACTGGATGTTGAACGAATCAACGCAGAAGCCGTCGCCGCCATCAATGCCATTCAGGTTGATGTTCGTCACCTGTTTGAAGGAGTAACGCATCTCCCCGGCATTATCGACAGGGTTGGTAAAGAAGCTCGTGTCTTCTGCATTACCATCCCAGCCAAGCCCGGCAAAGGTGACGGTCGCTTCGATATCGCCATCGTTCGGCACGTCAATCTGGAACACGCCAACCTGAGCGCCGCGGGCGATTGATGCGACACCGATATCGTCAGCGTATGACGCTACAGAGAAGGTGATACGCTGATTCCCCATCGTCAGGACGTTGTTGACCCACTCGGAACCAAAACACGAAGCGAGAAAGTCATCATGCTGCCCCCAACGGAACTTGGTTACCACGTCACCGCCTACATCGGTAGTGCCGGGGCTGCGGCCTTGCGCCATTCGGGTGCCGCCAATTTCGTCGTTGTCGATCATGTTTTGGGTTGGACCAAGGCCAAATGAACTGCGCTTCAGCA